CCGCTGTATCAAGGCCAACAATCCCCGTTCTTTTGGATGGAAGGTGCATTAAGAAATCTGCTGGCACTTTCATTTCAAGAGTGCTTTGCATTTGACCAACATCAAACCAAAGTGCGGTTTCGGGTTCTGGCGCAAATCTGACTGCTTTTTGCACAAGCGGGGTCATGTGTTCTCCTTTAAAAGATGATCTATTAAACCCCCCAGCAAAAAAGCAAAGACCAAAACGCCCCAAAACAAAAACCAAAATTCTATGGGGACAGGAATATCTTGTACTGGTGCTTTAGGTGCTTCTGTACTATCGGTAAGTAATGCAAAAAAGCCGACAACAATTGCCCAGCCGGGAATAACGATAGTCATGTGTTCTCCTTTATGCCGTGTGCGGCTTCAATGGCTCGGTACTCGTCTTCGCTATAGTCAACAGCAATCCGCGCAGACATTTCACTGCTGTAAAGTGGTCTGATTGCTTCAAACATTTCCTCCTTTGTCAGCGGCTGGCGCTGTGGTGGGGATGTGTAGAGGGGCTTATCAGTTGACAACACCTCTGGCACATCCTTGTATATCTCGCCGTATTTATCCATCCACGCCACAGGCTCTTGCTCTAAGTTATGCTTTCCAGAATAACTTTGGATAACTTGCTCTGGCTGTGCTTTGCATTGGTCACAATCGTGATTCACACAACCAATCTTTGGCTCTTGCTCTGGCTGTACCAACCCCTTTAAGCACGGATTTTCTGTTGGGCACTTGCAATCGGGGTAATTGCATTGCTCTGTGCGCTGTGGTGGGGTGGTATTGCGTGGGTCTAAGCCGCCATCAGAAACGATGTCGCTGTATTTCGCTACAGGCGCTTGCTCAATCTCTTGCCCAAGGCGCTGCGTCTCACGCATGGCGTGTTCTGCCAAGGTTTCTTCAAGGGAGGCGATGGCTTGCAATTGTTTTTGTTGCGGATACATAGATGTTTTCAACGCCTCAAGCGCCAGCTTCATGGCATCAATTTGTTGTGGTGTCATGCTTGTCCCCTTGCTTCAATTGACTCTATACACGCCGCAACAGCATGACGCTCCTTAAAACTTGACAATGGTTGCCCAGTGGAATATTTAGAAGACAAAAAAACTTTTAACAACTTTTTGCACTCTTTTACACACGCCTCACGCTCTTTCTCTGCCACCAATTTGGCAAAGGCTACAAGTGCCTCAGAATAGATGCCATCAAGATGAGGACGCATACCAATCAATCCACATTCTTGTGCCATATCAATGATTTCTTCTTGTGTCATTTCAAAATCTCCCGGTATGCGTTAATCGCGGTTTTCAAATCGTTTTGCAACTGCTGAATGCGGTCGTCTTGCTCTTGCATCTTGGCGTAGGCTTCCATAGCAAACTTGGCCAGGTTCTCTTGGCTCCATGTGTCAAATGCTGGCATGGCTCACCTCACTCGGCGCAATGGTTCGACCACCTTCTCAGGCGGGGGCGGGGGCAAGCCCGCGCTGGGTGCAGTCCAACCCTGCTTGCGCCAAGTCGCTTGCACGTCTGAGCCTCGGGTGGGCACAAACTTGGCGTTCGTGATTAACACGCTTGGCATCACAATCTTGGTGCCGGGTGGGGGTGTCCAATTGCTCATGGTCGTCTTGCCTCCTGTAGTATTTCAATACGCTCGCGGGATGCCCGCAAGGCCGTGTAGCGCTGGTGCAGTCGCTCCAGCACAGACACTCGTTTGCCTGACTCACGTTCATGGGTCAGCATCTCAAGCACCTTGGCTTCGTCCAGGGTTTTGAGTTCAGCGTTCAGTTTTCGCCAAGTGATTTCCAATTTTTGCCTCCAGTTTATCTATCAAGTCAATGGTGTGCTGTAACGTACGCGCAGCGGCGTTGGCGTCCTTGCGGTGAATTTTCAGTATGGATCGCGCCGCTTTGAGTTGCGCTTTCCACAGGTCTAGTCTGGTCATAAAAAATACTCCTTGTCTAACATTCGGTCTAGTCTGCTTTTTCTTTTCTGAAATGCCGCCGCCCAGATGATGCGCTCTGCGTTGTTGTGCGCTTGATCCGTCCATGTGGGGCCATCCCAAAGCAATCCTTCAGTTGGCGTCTCGCGCCAATCCCCTGCGCGAGTTCTGTGTGACTCGGCAGCCTCACGGGCGTCCGCTTCTATGGCCTGTACCCGCGCTTCGTCGGTCAACGCTTTGCACGACTCCAAATCAAATTTCATTTCAACTCCTCCATTGCAATATCCGACACCGCCCGCTTGTCATGCAAGGCGGCAAAAATTTTCTCATCGACCGTTTTGTTGGTGATCATCACGTAGCACCACACAGCGTGTGCTTGGCCTGAGCGGTGCAAACGACCAATGGTCTGTTCGTACAACTCCAGACTCCACGGCAGGGACAGAAACACCATGTGACACCCGCCGTGCTGTAGGTTGAGCCCGTGCCCGGCTGACTTTGGATGGACGGCCAGTAGCCTGACTTGTCCAGCATTCCATCGCTCAATGGCTCGGTCGTCGTCAAGAGTCGTGGGGTTGAACCGGCGCTTGAGTTCGGCAAGCTCCTCTTGGTACTGGTAAACAACAATGGTATTTGCGTGCTGGTTTTCATCTAGCAACTCCTCCAAGCGATCAAATTTGTGCGGGCTAAACCAGATTGCAGTTGTAGTAGAGTCAAACTTGCCGGGCGTTTCGGAGGCCGTCTTGCGCGTGTCGTACACGAACCCACTGGCCATTTGTTGCAGCTTGCCGGTCACCACACCCCCGTTGGCCGCGATGGCCTTGGCGTCAGGGAACTCCACCACAAAGTCGGCCTTCATCTTTTCGTAGGGCTTGCGGTCGCTCAGGTCGCAGCGCACCTCGACGACGTGCAGCGGGGGCAGCTTGTCCTTGTACTCGCCTGGCTCCAACACAAACGTCGCCGGCTTGATCTTGTCCATGACCTTGGCCAGCGAACCAACCCGCGGCGCCCACTCACCAAACTCTTTGTTGATCAGCACAAAATACTGCTGCATGAACGCGCCTTTAGAGCGGCCCAGCAGGCTCAGGTCAATGATTTTGCACTGGCCAAAGACGTCCTCCAAGCCGTTGCTGGTAAAGCTGCCGGTCAAACCCCAGCGAATGGGCACCTCTTTGATGATCTTGTCGAACGCTTTGAAGCGCGCGCCTGATGGGTTCTTGAGCTTGGTGAGCTCGTCAAACACCAAGCCGTCCACCGGCAGGCCGTCGCCGGTGACATCACAAACACCGGCCAGCCATTGCAAGTTGTCGTAGTTAATCACAATCACGTTGGCGTCGCTGTTGAACGCATCGTTGCGCTGCTTGGGCGTGCCCACTGCAATGGCCAATTTCAGGTTCTTGCTCCACTTGGCAGCTTCGACGGGCCACACGTCGGTACAGACGCGCTTGGGCGCAACAACCAACCAGCGCTTGACGTGGCCATCTTTGATCATGGCGTCCATGGCCGTGAGCGTGATGGCGGTCTTGCCAGCACCCACTGGCGCCAGCACCATGGCGCGGTCGTGCTCGTACAAGAAGTCAGCGGCCTGCTCTTGATACGGTCGTAACGAAACCATCAATTTGCTCCTTAGTCCACAAACACGCATAGCGCTGGTTCAGTAGTGCCATGTCCGACATAAAAATTTTCTGCAAGGCTGAGAGCCTGCCGCCTTTTGTTTTCAACTCCACAAACCATGTAGTGCCATCAGGCAGGCAGGCGATCCTGTCAGCAACGCCTTTGCGTCCTGGCGAGGTGAACTTCCACGTCTTGCCGCCCATGCGCTCCACAGTCCAGACAAAGTATTTTTCGATTTCTTTTTCAAGCATGTCAAAAAGTTTAGCACACTTTTATTTTTTGTGCTACAGTCAAGGCTCATTAACTAAAGGAGAGTCCACATGGAACTAAAAATCACCACCACCGAAGCAGAGAAAATTCTCTTGGAATGGGCGCAAGCCAGATTCCCAGATGCCTTCAATGCAGTAGAGATCAAAACCTACAGCTACAGCGGCGAAATCAAATTCACCAAAGAGGAAACACCAGATGCAGCACAGTAACATCGTCGGCGGCTCGACCGCCAAGCGCGTCATCAACTGCCCAGGCTCAGTGGCCTTGGTGCAAAAGATGCCGCCCCAGCCCAGCAACAAGTACGCCGATGAGGGCACGCTTCTTCACAACGTCATCGCCGACATCGTGATGACCGACAACCCACCCGAGCACTACCTGGGCACCAAGTACGAAGACCAAGTGTTGACGCAAGATTTGATCGACAACAAGCTAAAAGTCGCAATGGCCGCGCTTGATGAGATCGACCCGACCAAGGAGATGGAAATTGAAGCTGAAACACGTGTTGGCTTTGGGGACTTACTGCCTGGTGTGTTTGGGTCTACCGACCTCATTGGGCGTATCGGAAACCGCGCAATTGTTCTTGATTGGAAGTTTGGTGATGGTGTTGCTGTGGAAGTAGAAGAGAACCCGCAACTGATGTTCTACGCCGCCGCGTCCATGCGCACTGAAGCCGCCAAGTGGGCCTTTGAAGGCGTTGATGAGATCGAGTGCGTAATCGTGCAGCCGCCGCAAGTCAAGCGCTGGGTGACCACGCCCAAGCGCATCGCTGAGTTTGAATTGCAGTTGGTGCAGGCCGTCAAGCTGGCGCAAAAGCCAGATGCCGATCTCAAGACCGGCGACCACTGCCGTTGGTGCGCAGCCAAACCCATCTGCCCACAGATGACCGGCGCTGTTGACCGGGCGTTAAAGACGTCCATCGAGAGCCTGGACGCGCCCCAGATCAGCGCGTATCTGAAGAACGCCGACATGCTGGAGCAGTGGATCACTGACCTGCGCGCGCTGGCGCTTCAGATGCTCGACAGCGGTGCTAAACTGCCTGATTACAAGTTGGTGGCCAAGCGTGCCATCAGACAGTGGACTGACGAAGACAAGGCCAAAGTCGCCCTGTTTGCGTTTGGTCTCACAGAATCTGAAGTGATGGAGACATCAATCATTTCACCGGCCAAGGCTGAGAAGGCGCTCAAAAAGCGCAAGCAAGCCCTGCCCGATGATCTGGTCGTCGCCGTCTCTTCGGGTACCACCATCGCGTCTGAGAGTGATCCCAGGCCGGCGGTGATTCAAATCGGGAAGCAATTAACCGCTGCCCTTTCTAAACTTCAATAAGGACTATCATGTCAAATTTAGTAGCGTTCTCTCAAGCGGGCTTGCCCGCAGTCTCCACCCTCTCAACCGCTTTGCGCGCGATCCAAGCAGACGTGGGCCCAGCCGGTACAGTCATCCTGAAAATGGACAAGACTGGCCATTGGGTCTTTGGTGCCGATCAGACCGAAGTGGAAGACGACTCCACTTGGGCCATCAACCCTTTCAGCTTTGTCCACGGCTTCATCGCCTGGGGCGATGGTGAAGTGCTGGCCGAGAAGATGGCGTCGGTGTCCCAACCGCTGCCCGAGCTTGATGAAGCGCCCCCCGGCGCCAAAAAAGGCTGGGAGACACAAGTGGGCATGAGCCTCAAGTGCATCAGCGGTGAAGACAAGGGCATGGAAGCGCGATACACCACCACGTCAGTGGGCGGTAAGCGTTCTGTGCAGACCTTGGCGGTGGCTTTGGCAGAGCAGGTCGAAAAAGACCAAGCAAAGCCAGTGGCAATTGTGAAACTCAAAAAGGATCACTACGCCCACAAAAGCTACGGCAAAATCTACACGCCTGTGTTTGAGGTGCAAGAGTGGGTCAGCATGGACGGTGAGCCTGAAGTTGCTGTCGAAACACCGGCTGCACCAGCAGGTCGTCGTCGTCGGTCTGCCTGATGACTCTTTGGGTTGACTTTGAAACCCGTAGCGCCTGCGACCTAAAAGCCGCAGGCGTTTACAACTACGCTCAAGACCCATCGACCGACGTGCTGTGCATGTCGTGGGCTTTTGATGACGAAGATGTCCAGACTTGGACGCCTGACCAACCCTTTCCCGAACAAGTCAAAGATTACAAAGGCGTAATTTACGCCCACAACGCCGCTTTTGAGCGCTTGATCTTCTGGTACGTCTTGCAGATCAATTTCGATCTAGCACAGTTTGTTTGCACCGCCGCCCAAGCCCGCGCCAACTGCGCGCCTGGTTCGCTTGAAGACGTGGGGCGCTTTGCTGGCGCTGGTATGCGTAAGAACCGCAGAGGCGCTCAACTGATCCGCTTGTTGTCAATCCCCCAGGCCGATGGAACCTTCAGACAAGACCCGGCCCTGATGGCCGAGATGGTGATCTACTGTGAGGATGATGTGCGCTCCATGCGCTCCATCAGCAAGGCGCTCAGGCCGCTGAGCGCAGATGAACTGCTCGACTACCACGTCAACGAGCGCATCAACGACCGGGGCGTCTTGGTCGATGTGCCTTTGTGCAAGGCGGCCATCAAGTACGCCAGCGATGAGTTGGTCGAGATCGAGCAGATCGTGGCCGAGGTCACCGAAGGCGCGATCACCAGCGTGCGCTCCCCCAAGATGCGCCAGTGGGTCATCGAGCGTGTGGGGCCGCAAGCCCTCAAGCTCATGGAGAAGGACGGTAAGTACAGCATCGACAAGACTGTGCGGGCCAATTTACTAAACTGTGAGGATGTCCCACCCCATGTTCAAGAAGTCATTCAGTGCGCCGACGACCTTTGGGCGTCATCAGTCGCAAAATTCAACAGACTTGCGCAACTTGCAGATGTTGAAGATGAACGAGTCCGAGGAGCGTTCGTATTTGCAGGCGGTTCAGCGACAGGCAGAGCTTCTTCATACGGAGCGCAAGTTCACAATTTCACCCGCAAATGCGCTGACGAACCCGACGACGTCAGGCGCGCCATGGTCAGAGACCATGCAATCGTCCCTCGGTATGGCAAGCGCGTTACAGATGTTCTCAAGGGAATGCTCAGGCCCGCACTGATACCCGCGCCGGGTAAGTCCTTGGTCGTTGCTGACTGGGCCGCTATCGAGGCCCGCGCCAACCCTTGGCTCTCAGGCCGTGGGGACGACAAGTTGGCCATCTTTGCCAAGGGCGAGGATGTGTACAAGGTCAACGCAGCCGCCACCTTTGGCGTCAGGGTTGACGAAGTGACCAAAGACCAGCGCCAGATCGGCAAGGTGCAAGAGCTCGCCTGCGGCTTTGCCGGCGGCGTCGGTGCTTTCGCGGCCATGGGCCGGGCGTATGGCGTGCAACTCACCGAGTTTGAATCCAAGCGCATGGTGGATGCATGGCGTAGGGCAAACCCTTGGTCTGTGCCCTACTGGCAGAACCTTGAGGAAGCCTACACCCGGGCGATGCGCAACAAGGGCCATGAGTTCAGCGTGGGGCGGGTCACCTACCTATTCGACGGCCAGCATCTCTGGTACGCTCTGCCCTCCGGGCGGGTGCTGTGCTACCCATTTGCCAAGCTAGACGCTGATGGCGTGAGCTACGCCAAGGCCGCTTGGAAACCAGCAGCAGACGCAAAAGAATGGCCGCGAGCCCGCCTTTGGAAAGGCTTGGCGTGTGAGAATATCACGCAGGCAACGGCCAATGATTTGTTGCGCCATACGCTGCGCCAGTTTGACGACGTGGTGCTTCACGTCCATGATGAGGTGGTCATTGAGACCGACCGGCCAGAGGAGATGGCCGTGCGATTGAAAGAGGTGATGTGTACGCCGCCCGAGTGGGCCAAGGGCTTGCCCCTTGACGCAGAGGTGGCGATCATGTCGAGATACGGCAAATAAAAAGCCCGCTGGCAGGCGGGCTCTTAAAGGAGAAGCGTTTTGGAATTTCTGGAATTTATCACAAAATTGGCCCCAAGCGGCGAAACAGCGTTAATTGTCAGGCAAAAACCACAGTTGAAAGACGGCGAGATACAACTCCACGCCGATGGGGCCGTCAAATGCACTTGGCCGGCATTCTTGCCCGACCCCAAGCGCATCAAAGCAGATCAAGCCTGGTACGGCAACACCGCCAGCTTTATCATCGACCGCTTCGCCGAGGGCCGAGTGTCAGCGTCCGCAGCCAACTGCGAGTACATCTTGGTGATGATGCTGGACGACATTGGCACCAAGTCCAAGACGCCCCCGCTCGACCCGACCTGGATCATGGAGACGTCCCCCGGCTCATTCCAGTGGGGCTACGCCTTCAGCGACCAACCGACCAAGGCCGAGTTCAGCGCGGCCATCAAAGCCATCGCCGAGGCGGGCTACACCGACCCCGGTGCCTGCAACCCGGTGCGCAACTTCCGACTGCCGGGCAGCGTAAACTTCAAACCGGGCCGCGACAACTTCGCCGCGCGCCTGGTGACTTTTCATCCAGAACGCGAATACACACTAGGTACTATTTGCGATACCTTGGGTGTCACACCAGTGGAGCCCGACTCGCTCACCCTGCGCCCGATCCGCATCTCAGACGACGGCGCGGACGATGTGATGGCGTGGCTCTCCGGCCAAGGTTTGCTACTGTCCAAACCCAATGGCGAGGGCTGGGCAGGCGTCATCTGCCCCAACAGTGCCGAGCATACCGACGGCAACCCAGAGGGGCGCTATATGCCCGCCAACCGGGCGTATTGCTGCCTGCATTCGCATTGCGTTGACTTTGATTCCCGCGCCTTTCTGACGTGGGTGGCCGACCAAGGTGGCCCCGCCCACACCCCCGGTCTGCGTGAGGAACTGCTCACCCAGGCCATGGAGTCAGTGCGCGCCAAGCTCACCCCCACCGCCGACTATCCAGACGAGGCCGCCCGCGTCATCGCCGAGGTGGAGCGTAAAGAGTTGGGCCGGGTTGAGAAAAACGAGTGGTTCGAGCGCTTCGCCTACGTCCAGACTGATGACGCCTTTTTCGACATGCAAGACCGCCGGGAGGTGTCGCGCAACACTTTCAACGCCCTGTACCGGCACATCGATTGCAAGTCCATTCACAACGCCAAGCGCCGCATCGAGGCCGCAACGTCCTTCGATGAGAACCGCCAAGGCAAGGGCGCCAAGTCCCTGGTAGGCATTACCTACGCCGCAGGCGCGTCCGTCTTGGTCTCGCGTGAGGGCCATGTTTATGGCAACCGCTGGCGTGACGCCCGCCCCACGCCGGTGGCCGGTGACGTCAGCCAATGGCTGGCCCATGTGGAGCGCATGGTGCCCGAGCGTTTTGAGCGTGAGCACCTGTTAAACGCGCTGGCCCACAAGGTGCAGTTTCCAGGGCACAAGATCAATCACGCCATCCTTTTGGGTGGTAATCACGGGTCGGGCAAAGATACCCTGTTCGCCCCCTTCTTCTGGGCCATTGGTGGCCCGTCCAAGCACAATTGCTCATTGGTCAAGAATGAAGAACTGACCTCCCAGTGGGGCTATGCGCTGGAGTGCGAAGTGATGGAAATCGCCGAGCTCAGGCAGGCCGAGGCCAAAGACCGCCGGGCGCTGGAGAATACCCTCAAGCCCATCATCGCCGCGCCCCCAGAGCTTCTCATGGTCAATCGGAAGGGCTTGCACCCCTACATGGCCCTGAACCGGGTTTTCGTGATCGCATTCTCCAATGAGCGCGTGGCCATCTCGATCCCCAGCGAAGACCGCCGGTGGTTTGTCCTGTGGGCCGATGCCCCCAAGCTCCCAGAAGCTCAGGCGGTGAGCTTGTGGAACTGGTACCAGCACCGGGGCGGCTTTGAGGCCGTGGCCCACTATCTGCACACGCGAGACGTGTCCGCGTGGAATCCAAACGCTGCGCCCCCCATGACTGAGGCCAAGTCCATCATGGTCGAGCACGGCATGAGCGGCGCTGAATCGTTTCTGGTTGACCTCATGCGCAGGCGCGCCGGTGAATTCTCGCGTGGGGTGTGTGGTGGCCCCTTTTATGGCCTTTGCGACCGCTTGCAAGGCATCGCCCCCGGTGGTGTTAAGGTCGTCCAGGCCGCGCTATTGCACGCATTCAAGGAAGCGGGCTGGGTCGACATGGGCCGCATTAAATCGCGCGACCATGACACCAAAAAGCACGTTTTCTGCGCGCCAGAGCTTAGCGAATATTCGCGCAGCGATTTAAGGCGCATGGTCGAGCCGGTGTAAAAAAAAAGCCCGCACTAGGCGGGCTTGTGAGGGTTGGCAACTGCTTAAAGGTCAAGCAGCAGCGCAAGTATAGCGGCCAAAATGACCGCGCATATTAGCGCCATGCTGCCACCAGTGGCGCGGCATCATAAGTAGGGGCCGGGCAGGCCACAGTAAAAAGCCCCGCGCCCCGCTTGATGCGCCCCCAGGCGTCCTTGCGGTTTTGGTTCACCAGTTCGCCCCGCTTGACGGCCCCGTAGACTTGATCGCGGGTGAAACCCTCCGCTTCGATTTCCACCATGGTGCGCGGTGTCTCGCAGAAATTAATCAGCGTCATGCTCGACCTCCCATGCGCTATCGACCCCTTCGGCCACGGTGGGCGTGGTGCTCAGGGGCTGCCAGTCCCACGCGGTAAGCCCCACGTTTAAGCGCTCATAAGCGGCCACATATTGGGCCGTGGTCATGGTGGCGCCATCGAGCGGGTAAAAGCGCTTTATGGCCCCCTTAGATTTCATGGGTTTATGCTTACCGGTGCATTTGGCGTGGTGCGCCATGATGCCATCGCGGTGCGTGATGTACGTGGTGTTTCCAATTTTTACGGTTTGCATGGTGTTGTCCTTCATTTAATTAAAACGTCAAAATAAGCCAGCGCGCACACAGTGAGCGCCGCCGCGATGATCAAGGCTGCGAAAATGTCTCTCATAGGTTCCCCAAAAAAAAGTGATCGAAATCAAATACGGCCACATAGAACCCGCGCGGGCTCGCATGGACTTCGTAAAGCCATGCGTCCGCGTCATCCATGGCCAGCGTATCGGCCAGCGCTTGGGCTGCGCCCTTGGTGGTGTAGTAGGTCATATGGTGCAGCACCCGCAGCATGGGGCGTCAATGCAACGCCCGCGTGGGTTTCGATAGAACGTGGTGGGGCCGGACTCACCAATAAAGGTTATCTCGCCCGGTTCGCCGGTGATCCATGCGCGGCGCGTAGTCGTGCAATATTGAATCTCATCGCCCGGGTAAATAGGCGCGCCCGTGCGCGCATCGCGGCCCTTGTATTTGGCCTTCATTGTCTTAATCATTGTGCACCCCCAAGCATGCGCGCGCATGCGCACTCATAGATCGCGCGCGCGTTATCGTTAAGGCTTTCCACCGATAGCATGGGAGAGGGTTTGAAGTACTGCCCCAAGCGCGACAAACGCGCGTATTCGCGCGACCACTGGCCACCATGGCAGTGCGAGAGTGCCAGATAATACGCTTCGCAAATATCAAAACGATCAAAATACATAACTTTACCTTTCGAGGTTATAGCGTGCACCAATGCGCGCCCCAATGCGGCCAGTGACGGCCGCATAAGGTCAGGCATTGGCCAAACGCAGATTGATCACCCGGTGGCGTGAGCCATGGGCCGGGAATCCCACAATGGCCGCGCGCTGGCGCTGGCACAGCTGACAGGTGGCGCATGACACGTCATCTCGCTGCGTGGCCGGACAGATAACCACCGGTCGGCCCGCTGGCGTGGTGGTGTTAGTGGTTTGCGTTGACGGTAAGACCACCACCACCGGGCCCGCTTGGTGATCGGCCAGCGCGTCAGCGTCAGCGAGATCATTGGCTGACAGATTGACAGTGAAACCCCATGTGTTGGCATGGCGGATCCATGCGATGCTGGCCGCATCGCGATGGTGCGAATACGTGAACCCGCGTTTGCCAGCGTTGGCGGCCACCAGCTGGCCTAATTTGACAGCGTCAACCGAACCGCTGGCCGTGGGCAGATCGCCCGCCTGATTGTGGCGCCACAGCTGGCCATCGGGCAGCTGCGCGATGGTCTCGCAAAATTGGCCCCATGACGTGCCGCGCGTGCCAGCGCTGACAGCGGCCCAATGCAAGGCCAGCGGCCCGCTGGCCGCGTAGCATTCGGCGCGCATGGCGCAATCGGGCGGGCAGCTGGCGCGCTCAGTGGTTGAAACCGGGATCGGGCCGGTTTTAGCGTTTGCGCTTTTGAGTGTGAGATGTACTTGCATGGTTAACCTTTCGATTATTTGAGTGAATGAGCGCGGCCGGTGGCCGAGCTCGGGATTCTAAATTTAATAAACAACGCGGCCGATTTCAGCGTTAAGGTCGCGCCCTGCCATTTCCCAATGGCATCCGGCCGCGCCAGTGAGATGTTGAAAATAATGATCCCAATGGCCGAGAGTGCTCGGATCGCGCAGCTCGGCGCGCATATTCTCGCCAGCGTCAGATTCAGCGCTGGCGGTTAACGCGGGGTCAACGGCGCGCAAATCTTCGTTTAATTTAATCGCAGCTTGTTTTGTGGCCGCGTAATGGGCGAGCGCAAAATTAGCCTGCTGAACGGTATAACCGTTATCGCACAGCTCCCAAAGATTCATGGTTTCGGGCAGCGAGCGCAGCCACTTGGCGAGCTGCGTGGGGCTGAGTTTTTTGGGTTTTGTGGGCAAAGTAGACATGGCGTTGACCTTTCGTTTAGTGGAATAGAGTTTTGCTGCGCTTTCGCGCCCTCGTAGCGTAAGGCATTGTTTAGCGTTTGTATATTAGGGCAAACCCTAATGCGTTGTGGACAATGTGGGCGATTGTGTGGGCATGGCGTGGACAACGTGGGGCGATGCGCAAATGGCTTGTTTTCCCTCTGAGAATCTGGTTTGTGGACAATGTGGGCAAAGGGTTTTCAAGTCAATTAATCTAAAAATATATGTAATACTAAGTAACTATACAGTAGGTTGTAGAGCTCACGAATGCTCACAACCCCTCGTTTGGCGAGCGATTAAAAATGCGTGGGTACATTGCCCACATTGTCCACAAATGCCCGCGCATGGTCATGGCCACATGGCCACATGACACCGGCCAGCGAGCCACTGGGTTGTGTGGACACTGCCCACATTGCCCCCCACTAAAGTACTACATTGTAAGGTTCTGTAAGGTTGTCGGCTGGTGGCCGCCATGGCATTGCTGTTTGCTTGAGGGCCCCCGGGTAGGGCCGAGCGCCAAAGGTCACGGCAGCGGAGGGGCCGTGAACAAAATTTTTAATAGCCCACATTGCCCACACGACCCACAGATTTTTTTAAAAATTTTTGTTATATTCGGCACATGTTTGAAAGCCTACCTTTTGCACCGCGCAAGGTCGAAGCGACTGAGGCGCGCTTAACCCGCATCTACGAAGCTGCCAAGTTGGGGCTGAAAGGCGACTCGTTGGCGTTGGCCTCTGGCATGTTGCCCGCCGAATACCGGCAACTGGTGCAGCTTGACCCCATTGCGGAGATGGCCGCGCAAAAGGGCAAAGCAGACGCTGAGATGGAAATGTCTCAGTGTTTGCACAAGGCAGCGCGAGAGGGCGACTCCAAAGCGGCGTTGGCCATACTCCAGAACGTCCACGGCTGGGTGGCCAAGCAATCTATCACTATTGATGTTGATCAGCGCATCTCGGTCACCCAGGCGCTGCGCGACGCCGAGTCCAGGGTCATTGATGTCATCGCCCATGAGCCATCACTAAACAAGCTAACACATGCAGAGCACCAAGTACAGCGCTGAAGACGAACAAGAGCTGATGGCCCGGCTGTGGAGCCCGGCGATCAAGGACAACCCTTTAGCGTTTGTGATGTTTGCTTTTCCCTGGGGCGTCAAGGGCACGCCGCTGGAACACTTCACCGGCCCGCGCAAATGGCAGCGCGAGGTGCTGCTGGACATTGCCGAGCACATCAAACTAAACCAAGGCAAGGCTGACTTTGATGTGCTGCAAGAAGCCATCTCATCTGGCCGGGGTATTGGCAAGTCGGCGTTGGTGAGTTGGATCACGATCTGGATGCTGGCCACCAGGATTGGATCTACGACCATCATATCGGCCAACAGCGAGTCCCAGCTACGCTCAATCACCTGGGCCGAAATCACCAAGTGGCTGGCCATGGCCATCAACTCACACTGGTTTGAAGTCTCAGCCACCAGAGTGATGCCGGCCAAGTGGCTGACTGAACTGGTCGAGCGGGATTTGAAGAAAGGCACGCGCTACTGGGGCGTGGAAGGGCGGCTGTGGTCAGCCGAGAATCCCGACGCCTACGCAGGTGTCCACAACTTTGACGGTGTGTTGGTGGTTTTTGACGAAGCCAGCGGTATCGACGACTCCATCTGGGCGGTGACGGGCGGCTTTTTCACAGAAAACACGCCAAACCGCTTTTGGTTGGCTTTCAGTAACCCACGGCGCAACACCGGGTACTTTTACGAGGCGTTTAACTCCAAACGGGCATTTTGGCGCACCAGAATCGTGGACGCCAGGACGGTCGAAGGCACCGACAAAGCGGTCTACAACCGAATCATTGACGAATATGGGCCTGACTCATCACAGGCGCACGTTGAGGTCTACGGCATGTTTCCAAGCGCGGGCGATGACCAGTTCATCGGCGCCGACATAGTGGACGACGCCATGGCCCGGCCCAAGTACAAAGACGCCAGCGCCCCAATCGTGATCGGCGTAGACCCGGCGCGGTTTGGTGCGGACGCTACGGTCATTGCCGTTAGGCAAGGGCGGGATATTGTCAAGATCATGCGCCACAGGGGCGACGACACCATGACGGTGGTCGGGTATGTGATCGAGGCAATTGAGGAGTTTAAGCCGGCGCTGGTCGTGATCGACGAAGGCGGGCTGGGGGCGGGCATTGTGGACAGGCTCAAAGAGCAGCGGTACAAGGTCAAGGGCATAAACTTTGGGAATAAGGCCAAAAACCCGATCATGTACGGTAATATGCGCGCGCAGATGTGGGGAGATATGCGAGAATGGCTGAAATCTGCTAGTATCCCCAACGACAGGTTCTTGAAGACGGACTTGATTTCGCCTATGATGAAGCCTGATTCACGGGGAACAATCTTCTTGGAAAGCAAAAAGGAAATGAAAGCTCGCGGTCTTGCCTCACCCGACGCTGCTGACGCTATCTGCGTCACGTTTGCCTTTCCAGTGGCACATCGTGAGTATGTCGAACCCAAGCGCACCGCCAGAAGCTACGGTAGCGCAGTGTCTACAGGATGGATGGGCGCATGAAGAAGGTTTCTTTGTCAGTCGGTCGCGGCGAAAAGTTGCCGGTGTCCAAGGGCGCAGGTCTGACTGAGAAGGGCCGCGCTAAGTACAACGCCGCCACAGGTTCCAACCTCAAGGCGCCAGCACCCAACCCCAAGACCAAAGCAGATGCTGGCCGCAAAGCCAGTTTCTGCGCCCGCATGGAAGGCGTAGTCAAGCATGCCAAAGGCGATGCTGAACGCGCCAAAGCGTCACTCAAACGATGGAAGTGTTAATATGGCCACCAAACCTGGGCTTTATGCCAACATTCACGCAAAACAGGCACGTATCGCCGCTGGCAGTAAAGAAAAGATGAGGAAGCCCGGCTCGCCCGGCGCCCCTACAGCCAAGGCTTTCAAAGAGTCGGCCAAAACTGCAAAGAAGAAGTAACATGCCGCTTGTCAAATCCAAAACTCCCGAAGCATTCCGCAAGAACGTCAAGGCTGAAATCAAGGCGGGCAAGCCCGTCAAGCAGGCCGTGGCAATTGCGTATGCCGTCAAACGTGCAGCCCCGAAAGGAAAGAAATGAAAACGCTTGCCCCTATTGCTAAACTGAACAGCCGCGAACCCAAACTGTCGGGCGCTGGCATGCCAGCACGCAACAAAGAGACTTATTCACCTACGGCCAACTGCCATGCCACGATTCCATCGGGCAACAATGTCAAGGCAACGGTGGACAAAGTCCTTAACAAGATCAAATAATGGCAGACTTCACAGGCGTTGCGGCTGCTGGCGCAGTGGCCGAAGGCGGTAAACCAAAGAAAAGCGCGTCTGACATCTTGGCCACAGCCCGTGCCAGGCTTGATCTGGCGGTGTCCGCGCTTGCCGAGAGCCGCGAAGATGAGATCGACGATCTGCGCTTTTACGCCGGCTCGCCTGACAACCATTGGCAGTGGCCCGCCGATGTGCTGGCCACCCGTGGCGCGGTGCAAGGGCAAACCATCAACGCCCGCCCGTGTCTGACGATCAACAAGCTGCCCCAGCATGTGCGCCAAGTCACCAACGACCAGCGCCAGAACCGTCCCGGCGCCAAGGTCATCCCGGTGGATGACAACGCTGACGTGGAAGTGGCCGACATTTTTAACGGCATGATTCGGCACATTGAGTACATCAGCGACGCCGATGTGGCCTACGACACTGCCTGCGAAAACCAAGTTTCTTACGGCGAAGGTTACCTTCGCCTGCTGACCGAGTATTGCGAAGACAACACGTTTGATCAAGACATCAAGATTGGCCGTGTGCGCAACTCTTTTTCGGTCTACATGGATCCCACAATTCAAGACCCGACCGGCGCGGATGCCAAGTGGTGCTTTGTCACTGAAGATGTGACCAAGGCCGAGTTTGAGCGGATGTACCCAGATGCGTCGCCCATCACGACCTTGCAGTCGCTGGGTGTGGGCGATCAGTCGATCAGCAACTGGCTCAATGAAGACACGATCCGCATCGCGGACTACTACTACATCGACTTTGACCGCACAACGCTGAACCTGTACCCTGGTAACGCCACGGCGTTTGAAGGTACGCCAGAGGACAAGCAACTGCGGGCGATTTACGGTAAACCCAAGAAGTCACGCGAATCTGACCGTCCGAAGGTCAAATACTGCAAGATCAACGGGTATGAAATCCTTGAAGAGCGCGAGTGGGCGGGCAAGTACATCCCCGTGATTCGCATCGTGGGCAATGAATTTGAGGTTGACGGTCGCTTGTACGTGTCGGGTTTGGTGCGCAACGCCAAGGACGCCCAGCGCATGTACAACTACTGGGTCAGCCAAGAGGCCGAGATGCTGGCCTTGGCCCCCAAAGCCCCATTTATTGGCTACGGTGGCCAGTTTGAAGGCTACGAACAGCAATGGAAGACCGCCAACACGCAGAACTGGCCGTATTTGGAGGTCAATCCAGACGTTACAGACGGTCAAGGCGGCATGTTGCCACTACCCCAGCGGGCACAGCCTCCGATGGCCTCCAGCGGCCTATTGCAGGCCAAGGCAGGGGCGTCTGAAGACATCAAAAGTACCACAGGGCAATACAACGCCAGTTTGGGCATGGGCTCCAACGAGCGCAGTGGCAAAGCCATTCTGGCGCGCCAGCGCGAAGGCGATGTGGGCACATACCATTACGGGGATAACCTAGCCCGTGGCGTGCGCCATGTGGCCCGCCAACTGGTGGACTTGATTCCTAAAATTTACGACACCCAGCGCATTGCTCGCATCATCGGTGAAGATGGCGAAACCAAGATGATCAAGATCAACCCCGAGCAACAGCAGCCGGTCAACAAGATCATGGACGAGCGCGGGATTGTGATCGAGAAAATCTACAACCCCGGCGTCGGCAAGTACGACGTGGTGGCGATCACTGGCCCAGGCTACGCGACCAAACGTCAAGAGGCATTGGAAGCAATGGCACAACTGTTGCAAGGCAATCCTCAACTGTGGGCTGTGGCCGGTGACCTGTTTGTCAAGAACATGGATTGGCCAGGCGCCCAAGAAATGTCCAAGCGCTTTGCCAAGACCATTGATCCCAAGTTCTTGTCAGACGGCGAGGACAACCCGGCATTGCAAGCCGCACAGCAGCAGATGCAAGCCATGGGCCAAGAGATGGAGCAGATGCACCAGATGATCAAAAACGTGGGCAAGTCCATCGAAGTGCAAGAGCAAGAGCGCAAGGATTTTGAAGCCCAAGTCAAGGCATACGAGGCTGAGACCAAGCGTTTGGCCCAAGTGCAGGCCAGCATGTCACCAGAGCAAATTCAAGATATAGTCTTGGGTACGGTGCATGGCATGATCACATCAGGTGACTTGGTGAGCGAAATGCCTGGCCGAGATCAGAGTGAGATGATGCCCGAACAACAAGGGATGCCACAATGAAAGCGTGTGATTTTTTAGGTTTATTGTTTTTGGCGCGGGACGTAGCACACTCAGTGCATTTGAACACCCGCAGCTACAGCAAACATGTGGCGCTCAACATTTTCTACGACCGAATCATTGGCGCGGCTGATGATTTTGCTGAAGCCTATCAAGGCCGGCATGGCCTGATGGGGCCAATTACTTTGCATTCGGCTAAAAAGACGGCTAACATCATTGAATTCTTGGAAGACTCGCTAAAAGAAATTGAAGACGCTCGATATGAGGTGGTTGACAAATCCGACTCATCTTTGCAGCAGCTCATTGACAACATCATTGAGATTTATCTTCGCACTCTGTACAAACTTCGCTTTTTGGCATAAGGACGCATCATGGAACTTTTGAACCCTCTATCACAAGCTGATTTTCCGGGCCGCACCGTGTCCTACAGCGGTTCTGCGGGCAATACCACTGCTTGGAACCCCGGCCCTGAAGGCGTAGTGGTCTGGTCTACAACCCCCTGCTATGTAGAGATTGGCCCCGCTGCGGTGGCCACCACGGCTAGCACGCCAATCCCTGCATACACGCCGATTCCGTTCTACTTACCAATGGGCACTGGCGCTCCTTGGCGCGTCAGTGCTATCCAAGTGGCTGACGCTGGATCGATTTACTGCAAACCGATTAACAAGCAATGAGCTTTGGTGTTGCACTTCGCAATGCACTGGGCCTTGGCCTTGGCGGTATTGCCACGCTGGTTTCTGGAAAGCATGCCGAGATCATTATCGGCAACTTGCTGTGTGAAAATAACGACAACCTCGTCCAAGAAGACGGTGGCTTAATTCTTTTGGAGTAAAAAATGGCCGACACCAAAATCTCAGCACTACCAGCGTCAACTGTCCCCTTAGCGGGTACTGAAGTATTACCAATTGTTCAGTCTAGCGCCACTAAACAAGTTTCTGTGGCTAACTTAACTGCCGGCCGTGCTGTTTCAGCAAGCTCATTGGCTTTAACAACACCACTACCAATAACATCTGGCGGTACAAACTCGTCAATAATTGCCACTTTTAGCGCGACACAAAACGTGGCGCAAGCATTGTCTGCAAGTACTTTAACTTTGATTCAATTTCAAAATGAAGAGTTTGACACAAATTCATATTTCAACAATACAAATGGAACTGTTGGGTCTGCTTTAGCATATTCTTTTAATCCGCAAACTGCTGGATATTATCAATTGAATGCTTGCATAAGTGCTGAAGCATCATTTACGGGTGGGCAAATTAGTTTTTATAAAAATGGAACTATTTTTAAACGAGGCATAAATTTAACAACTGCTGTTGGAGGTGCATTTACAGCGGCAGCCATTATTTATTTCAACGGCACAACAGACTGCGTTCAAGTTTATGGGGCTTTTGTAGTGCCGCAAAACACAAGCGCAAGTGTTTCGGACACATGGTTTCAAGGTTCTTTTTTAAGGAGTGCTTAAATGACGCTAATTGAAAAAATCAGACTTATTTACCCAAACTTAACAGACGAAGATTTTTTGGGCTTTGGCGCGACAATTCAGTTGCAAAATGATGGTGGGGAAGATTACATCAAATCTTGGGTTAATGTTAATCCGCAACCAACTGAGCAACAATTGCGTGAAGTAGGAACATAAAATGGCCGTCTATCTATCTTATTTGGCGGGCGCTGGAGCACAGTTTTTTGACAACAGCGGCGTTCCTTTGACCGGGGGTTTGCTGTATACCTACGCCGCTGGAACAACCACGCCGCAAGCAACATTTACGACCAATGCAGGAAATGTTGCTAACACAAACCCGATTGTGTTGAATTCTGCTGGTCGGCTTGCAAACGAAATTTGGTTGACGGAAAATGTAAATTACAAATTTGTTCTTCAAACGTCTGCGGCCGTATTGATTGGGACATACGACAACATTCCAGGCATCAATGACCCTACAGCCGTCACAACAAACATACTGGCCCAATTAGCAAACACATCAGATGTTGCAAAAGGTGATGCGTTAGTTGGTTTCAAGCAAGCCAACCCATTTGATACAACAACGGTTTTGACGGGTGCGGTTGCAAGAACTGTCCATACAAAATTTACCGAGAGTGTGTCTCTGCGAGATTTTGGTGCCGTTGGCGATGGAACTACTAATGACACAGTTGCACTTCAAGCGGCAATTACAGCTTGCGCCAACAACAACATTACCCTTTTTGTGCCTGACGGCACGTTTATGTACGGTAACGTTACCGTACCAGCCACAAAAACTTTGAGCATTGTTGGGTCAAGTAGAGAAAATGCAGTTTTAAAACAAATTTCAGCCTCAACAAATGCAACTGCTGGAATAACAGCAACTGGTGATTTTTTTGCATCTAACGTTTGTTTTAACCAAAATTGGACTCAAGCATCGCCAGCGGGATATGCTGATGATGTAAGCCAGACAACTTGGGGCGGCTATTTTATTGCAAGCATAACGACAACTGGAACAGTATCTATTGATAACTGTAAATTTGCTTTGCCATGCAGGGGTATTTCGGTTGTAAATGCAAATTATGTTGATTTTTTCAACAACACAAGCAACGCCCTTTTGTCTCCAGGTCAAACCATAATTGCTTGTTCTAATTGCCAGCAAGTCAGCATGAATGACAACACGCTGATTGCACCCAGATGGACAGACCCAGCAACGGGAAACAAAAACGGCATTTCAGCGTTGTATAACTTTAATACCACCAATTTAGAAATATGCAACAACACAATGGTTGGGCATCAGTTGGTTGCAAGGGGAAGTGTGGGCACATTTGTCGGGTCAATCAGCACCACCACATTGACCGTTACATCACTTTCTGCGGGGGTAGCCATTTTTCCTGGCGGCGTTATTTCTGGAAATAATATATTTGCCGACAATGCAATTATTTCGCAACTATCGGGCACAACTGGCGGTGCTGGAACTTATTTGCTTCAATTTAGTAATGGTTCAATTGCTTCAACAACAATGAACATAAATCTAGCTAGAGCAGTTGTGTCTAATAACATAATTGACACGCCTGTTGCTGATACTGCATTTTATGGTTGGAAATACTTAACTATGACGGGCAACATCATTCGTCAATCAGGCGACATGGGGATTGCTGTTGATGGTTCGCAATATGTAACGATCACGGGCAATGTGATTGATGGCGTACTGGCTGGCGGCATTCACGTTGGGTCTGCTTATGGAGTAACAATAACTGGAAATTCAGTTAAAGATTACGCCCAAGCAAACAATGGCCCTTATGCTTTTATTGCAATTTATGGTCGATATGCTTCATCAAGCCCATCATTAGCGGGGATTGCAATTGATTTTGCAAGCGGAAACACAACCTCTTTTTGGTCAACAATAACGGGCAACACCCTTACGTTTGAAAATTTCCCACCCGCTACTGATGCAAGGCCAACAGGAAGCAATGTGGTTGCGGCAATTGTTGGTGGTATCAGAATTCAAACATCATCAAATCCTGCGGCGCAAAGTACGGCAGCGGTTACTGGGAACTATGTTGAATCACTTTATTCAACTTTGCCGCAAAATTTTGTTCAAGTGCCTTCAAATAGTTTTTATTTGGCGGCAAGTAGTTCAACAGTTGGAACACCAATAGGCGGTGAAGTGTTTACAAATGGTGCAAATTCGTTTGTATTGATTGACAGTTATGGCGATGGGGCTTTGTGTTTTATCAAAAAATTAGTGGGCACAATACCTGTCAGCACAACTTTCACAGGTGCTTTAAGTGGCGCAACCTTAACATCTAATTCCCTTCCGCAACTCACATTTTTGCAAATAACTGGTGCAGGGAATTTTGATTGGACAACCACCTATGCCAATCAAAATATTGGTGTATAAAGTAAACTTTTACAAGACACAAAAATTCCAGCATAATGCTGACAAACCCTTACCGGCGAGGTTCACCGGGGAATCTTAGGATTCATTGACATGACTGAAGAAGTCCAAAACCTAGCGGAAGTTGACTCCGCGCCAGCAACGGAAGTGACGGCCACTCCTGAGACTGTAGAAAATGCGCCGGTAGTCGCTGATGAGCAGAAAGAACCTTCGAGGGTTTTTACCCAAGAAGAACTGGATGCAGCCATCGGTAAGCGGCTTGCGAGAGAACAGCGTAAGTGGGAAAGAGAGCAGACTCAAAGGCAAGCGGAAACGCAGGCATTGAGAGCGCCAGCAGACATCCCGCCGGTTGATCAGTTTGAAAGCCCCGAAGCCTATGCAGACGCATTGGCTTACAAAAAGGCTGAAGAGCTGCTTGCCCAGCGTGAACATGCCCGGCAGCAATCTGAAATTCTTGAGACTTATCACGAGAAGGAAGAAGAAGCTCGGAATAAATACGATGACTTTGAACAAGTTGCGTACAACCCGAAACTTCCGATCACGACCGTGATGGCTCAGTCGATTCAAGCCTCGGACGTTGGCCCTGAAGTAGCTTACTACCTCGGTGCAAACCCCAAGGAAGCAGATCGAATCTCCCGTCTTGCACCTATCTTGCAGGCCAAGGAAATTGGACGGATTGAGGCCAAATTGGCCAGCGATCCGCCAGTAAAGAAAACGACATCCGCGCCAGCACCGATTTCTCCCGTGACGGCTCGCTCCTCTGGAGCGCCGGCTTATGACACGACTGATCCTCGGTCTACCAAGACCATGAGTGCCTCAGAGTGGATTGATGCCGAACGAGCCCGACAGTTGAAAAAGATGCAGGCAAACCGCTAAATTTTTAAAGGACTTTTTCCATGGCTAACAGTATCTTAACCATCGACATGATCACGCGCAAAGCGCTTGAGATTCTCGAAAACAACCTTGTGTTGACCCGTAATGTGAACCGTCAGTACGACGACAGCTTTGCTGTTGAAGGTGCCAAGATTGGTTCGACCCTGCGTATTCGCCTGCCTGATCGCGCTTTGGTGACCGACGGCGCCGCCTTGCAAGTTCAAGACGACAACGAACAGTTCACCACCTTGACCGTGGCCAGCCAAAAGCACATTGGTGTCAACTTCACATCTGCTGAATTGACCATGCAGTTGGATGACTTCGCAGAGCGTGTGTTGAAGCCTCGTATCAGCCAGTTGGCCAGTTCCATCGACGCTGATGTCGCCAATGCTTACAAGAGCATCGGTAACACCGTCGGCACGCCTGGCACCACTCCTTCGACTTCTTTGGTGCTGTTGCAAGCCCAGCAGAAGCTGAACGAGAACGCCGCTGTGATGAGCCCCCGTTATGCCACCGTCAACCCCGCCGCTAACGCTGGTTTGGTCGAAGGCATGAAGGGTCTGTTCAACCCCACCGATACCATTAGCCGCCAATTCAAGAACGGCATGATGGGCATGGGTGTGTTGGGCTTTGACGAGATCAACATGTCTCAGTCGATCAAGCAGCACACCACTGGCACTCGCGCCGCTACCGGCACCGTCACCGCTGCCGCTGTGACCGCTGAAGGTTCTGCTACTTTGACGCTGACTGTTGGCTCTAGTGAAACCATCACCGTTGGTGACGTGTTCACGATTGCTGACTGCTACGCTGTGAACCCACAAACCCGTGAATCCACTGGTTCGTTGTTCCAGTTTGTGGCTTTGGCGTCTTCAACCACCAGCACCACCGCTACCGTGACCGTGGCTCCGATGTACTCGGCCAACCATGCTCTGGCTACCATGCTGACTTTGCCAGCTAACGCTAAGGCCGTGGTGTTTGTGGGCGCTGCTTCAACCCAGTACCCCCAGAACTTGGTCTACCACAAGGACGCCATCACGTTCGCTACCGCTGACTTGTTGCTGCCCCAGGGCGTAGACATGGCTGCGCGTGCCGTCCACAATGGCATTAGCTTGCGTGTGGTTCGCCAGTACGACATCAACAACGACCGTATGCCTTGCCGTATTGACGTGTTGTATGGCTTCTCCACCATTCGTCCTCAGATGGCCTGCCGCATTTGGGGTTGATCTTGAATGCCCCTTCGGGGGCTTCATTTCGTAACTTTTTAAAGGAAATTTATCATGGCATTACCTAATGGCGCAGGCGGTTACCAAGTTGGTGACGGCAATCTGACTGAAGCTCAACTCACCGTACAAACCATCCCCGCAACTTTGACCGGCGACACCACTTTGACCGCCGCTCAAGTGGCGGTTGGTTTGGTTGTGTGTAACAAAGGCAGCGATGCCACATTGACCGTAACGTTGCCCACAGCAACGTTGCTCGATGCCACTGTTCCTAGCGCAAAAGTTGGTTCAGCTTTTGAATTGACCATTTGCAACAACAACAACACCGGCTCATCGTCTACCGTTCCTGTTACCACAGGCACTGGTATTACGATCTTTGGCTCTGTGACTGTCCCACGTTTTGGTGCGCACACGTACCGTTTCGTGCGTACTGGCGACGCAGCCTATTCGGCGTTTTTGAAGTAAACCTGATGGGGGCTTCGGCCCCTGTTTTTAAGGAACAATCATGCCTTCAAACACAAAAGCCACTGGCGTTGCGTATCTGGATCCAGAATTCAGTACGATGTACGCAACCGAAGAAATCGGTTACGCTCCCGCTGCTCAAGGCACAGTTACTCAGTTGACCAGCAAAAGTACTGGCGTAACTTTGAACAAATCAGCAGGCAAAATCACCATGAACGCGGCATCTTTGGCCGGCGGTGCAGCAGTCACGTTTACGTTGACTAACAGTACCATCAGCGCAAACGATGTTCTCATTGTTAACGTGTCTGGCGGCGGTACTGCTGGCGCTTACTGGCCTTATGTGTCCAGTATGACCACTGGATCTGCTGTAATCGGGTTGTGGAATAGCACTGGCGGCGCATTGGCCGAAGCTGTCGTTCTCAACTTTGCAATCATCCACGGCGCTGTGTAACCAACCAGGGGGCTAATCACCCCCTTCTTTTTATGCCCGTTATTTACATGTCTCACCCCGTCCACGGCGCAAAGATTGCATCAATGGAACTTGAAGCCGAGAACGATGAAAAAAATGGCTGGACACGCTATACTCTTGACACGCCGGATGTTGTTGCAGAGGCGGCTCCACAGGAAGTAAAACGTAGACGTGGCCGCCCGGCTGTTGAGGCGGTCGAACAAGGAGCGTAAAGATGGCCACCTACTCTGCTGCCGATCAGATCAACCGGGCGCTGCGGCTGCTGGGTGTGCTGGCCGAAGGTGAAACCCCTTCTGCATCGGTGTCTCAAGATGCGCTAATGGCGCTCAACCAGATGATTGACTCTTGGAACACCGAGCGTCTGTCTGTCTTTTGTACCATCGACCAAATTGTCAATTGGCCGGTCGGCTCAATTGAAGAAACTCTTGGCCCTACCGGCTCTTTGGTGCGCCTAAACGGCACCGCCGTGCGGCCCATTTTGGTGGACGACGCCACCTACTTCAAAGACCCCGGCACGGGAGTGTCGTATGGCCTCAAGCTGATCAATCAGCAGCAATACAACGGGATTGCGGTCAAGACCGTGACCTCAACATTCCCCCAGGTTATGTTTGTCAACATGACCTACCCAGACGTTACGATCAACATCTACCCGCGCCCCACACGCCTGCTGGAGTTCCACTTTGTCAGCGTGCAAGAACTAAGTCAGCCTGCCAATTTGGCGACCGACATTCTGTTCCCGCCTGGGTACCTACGTGCTTTTACGTACAACCTGGCCATGGAGTTTGCGCCTGAGTTTGGTGTTGAGCCCAGCCCGCAAGTGCAGCGCATCGCTATGACCAGCAAGCGCAACTTGAAGCGCATCAACAATCCTGATGACATCATGTCTATGCCGTACTCGTTGATTGCGACTCGCCAGCGCTTTAACATCTACGCCGGCAATTACTGATGAAAACGCCTATCCTTGGCTCGACCTATGTGACCCGCAGCGTCAACGCTGGCGATGCTCGCATGGTCAACTTGTTTCCGGAAGTTATCCCTGAAGGCGGTAAAGAGCCTGCATTTTTGCAGCGCTGCCCAGGCTTGGCGCTTTTGTCAACAGTGGGCACTGGCCCGGTTCGCGGCTTGTGGGCGTTCTCACCCAACGATGGCGTGGGCTTTGTGGTGTCAGGCACCCAGCTTTACAAGATCAACAACGCTTACGTGCCCACGCTGATCGGCACCGTAGCGGGCACTGGGCCGGTCAGCATGGCCGACAACGGCACGCAACTGTTCATTGCAGCCAACGGCCCCAGCTACATCTACAACAACACCACAAACGCTTTTGGCCAAATTTCTGACCCTGACTTTCCCGGCGCAGTGACGGTCTGTTACTTGGATGGCTACTTTGTGTTCAATGAGCCCAATAGCCAAAAGATGTGGGTCACGGCCCTTTTGGACGGCACATCGATTGACCCGCTTGAATTTGCCAGCACTGAGGGTTCGCCTGACGGCTTGCTGGCCGTAGCATCTAATTTTCGCGAAATCTGGGCGTTTGGGACAAATTCCATTGAAGTATGGTACGACTCAGGAGCAACAGATTTCCCTTTGCAACGCATCCAAGGCGCGTTCAATGAACTTGGTTGCGCCGCCCCCTACTCGGTTGCCAAGATGGACAACGGCCTGTTCTGGCTGGGCCGGGATCGCCGGGGCCAAGGCATCGTTTATCGGGCCAACGGGTATCAAGGCCAGCGCATCTCGACCCATGCGGTTGAATGGCACATTCAGCAATATGCCGACATGTCGGACGCCATTGCGTACACTTATCAACAGGATGGCCACAGCTTTTACGTGCTGATCTTCCCCACGGCCAACACCACTTGGGTGTATGACGCGGCCACCCAAGCCTGGCATGAGCGGGCGGGCTTTGTTGACGGCGCATTTACCCGCCACCGTAGTAATTGCCAAATGGCGTTCAACAACAAAATTGTCGTTGGCGACTTTGAAAACGGCAACATTTACGCTTTTGACCTTGACGTGTACGCCGACAATGGCCAAATTCAAAAATGGCTGCGCACCTGGCGGGCGTTGCCCACGGGTCAGAACAACCTCAAGCGCACGGCCCACCACAGCTTGCAATTAGATTGCGAAACGGGCGTTGGCTTAAATCTAGGCCAAGGTTCAAACCCCGAAGTCATGCTGCGTTGGTCGGACGACGGCGGCCACACTTGGTCAAACGAGCATTGGTCGCCACTTGGCAGAATTGGTGCGTATGGCCACCGGACGTTTTGGCGGCGGCTAGGCATGACGCTCAAACTGCGAGATCGTGTCTATGAAGTGTCTATGACTGACCCGGTCAAAGTGGCCATTATGGGCGCCGAGTTGCTGTTGAGCCCGACCAATGCCTAACTATGGCGACCACCAACCCAAACGCCACTCAGATTACGCCGCCGCGAGTGGCGTTTATTGACGAGCGCACCGGAACAATTTCGCGTGAGTGGTATCGGTGGTTTTATAGCTTGTACGAAGCTCTTGGCTCTGGCGTCGGCATTATCCCGGTTATCAGTGGCGGCACGGGCTTAAGCACCATACCAACTAACGGCCAATTATTGATTGGTAACGGTACAGGGTATTCCCTAAACACGCTTGGCACTGGCGCAGGTATATCAGTAGTTAATGGGGCTGGCACAATCACGCTGGCCAACACTGGCGTGCTGTCAAACATTGCAGGTGCGGGCATTTCAGTGTCTAGCGCAACAGGCAACGTCACGATTGCTAATACAGGTGTGTTGTCGGTGGCCGGCACTGCGCCGGTAGTGTCTTCTGGTGGGGCAACACCCACTATTAGTTTAGCGGCGGGGTACGGCGACACGCTTAACCCGTATGGGGTAAAGACTGCTAACTATGTGCTTGCTGGCCCTACTGCTGGCGCGGCGGCTGTGCCAACCTTTCGTGCTTTGGTGGCTGCGGATATTCCAGCGTTACCTTACATTTCGCCATCTGCGCCAGTAACTAAAACTACTGACTTTACTGTTGCTTCCACTGACGTGTGGCTGATCAACAATAAGTCAGGATCAACCTGTACGGTCACTTTGCCCGCGCCTGCAACTAACACGGGGCGGTCATTGACGTTTAAGAACATGCAAGCTCAAACGCTGGTATCAGCGTCAAGCAATGTAGTGCCCCTTGACAGCACGTCGGCTGGGACAGCAATCCTCTTGGCGGTTGTGGGAAATTGGGCGACAATGGTGTCTGACGGCACCAATTGGGTCATCATGCAAGCCGCCGCCAACAACTGCCTACTTCTCGAATAAAATGAAGTTTATTGAGCCTGACATCCAGCATCATTTTGGCGGCGGCGTTTACGCCAAGGAAACATTTATTCCCGCCGACAAATGGTTGGTTCAGCACACGCACAAGTTTGATCATTTGTCTGTGCTGGCTAAAGGCTCAGTTGAGTTAATTGTCGATGGTGACTCTACCGTGATGCACGCCCCGGCGTGCATAACTGTTAAGGCGGGCAAACACCACGGCATTCGCTCTTTGACAGACGTTGTTTGGTACTGTATTCATGCAACTGATTGCACCGACGAAAATGAGATTGATGACGTGATCATTGCACCTGTGGATAATCGACAAGTGCATAAAATTGCACAGCTTTTAAGCGAAGGAGTTTGATATGGCTTGGATGATCCCCGCCGCAATTTTTGGCGGCGCACTATTGGGCGGCAGCGCATCGCGCAGCGCAGCCAGCACTCAGGCAGACGCTGCCAGCCGCGCGTCTGATGCGCAATTGCAAATGTTCAGAGAACAAGCGGCGTTGCAAGAGCCATTTCGCCAAGCTGGCGTGCGTGCGTTGCCCCAGCTTGAAGCGCAACGCAACATGATGCCGGGAGCGTTTACAGGTCAAGTTAACTTGGGGCAAGACCCTGGCTATGCGTTCCGATTGTCAGAAGGCCAAAAGGCGCTGGATCGAAGCGCCGCCGCCAGAGGCGGCATGATCTCTGGTGGGGCGCTGAAGGCCGCACAACGGTTTGGCCAAGACTTGGGCAGTCAGGAATATCAGAACGCCTACAACCGGGCGCTGACGGGTTACAACGCCGACGTGGCGCGTGAAGCCACGGGCTACAACCGTCTGGCGGCTCTTGCAGGCATTGGTCAGACGGCCACGGGTCAAATTGGCGCTGCTGGGCAAAACGCCGCCACTAACATGGGCAACTTAATGACATCAGGCGCAGCCGCAAGCGCAGCAGGCCAAGTTGGTACGGCCAATGCTTTGACCGGCGGCTTGAGCACCTATCTAAACTACAACCAAGGCAATAACTTGGTTAACGCACTAAACAACCGTAATGTCAGTATGAACCCCTACTACGGTGGTGGCGGTGGATATGGCGGCGGCGACTACGGCACCGGCAGCCGCGCTGGAATGATTGACACACCTTTTTGAGGTAAACCATGGCACTTGACCCAAACATTGCGCTAGGCGTCCGAGGCGTTGAAGTGGCCAACCCGTTGGCCCAGTACGCCCAAGTTGCGCAAATTCAATCGATGCAAAATCAAAATCAAGTTAGCCAAATGCAGCTTGATCAGATGCGCCGCGATGAAGCAACGCTTCAACAAATCCAAGCCAAGGCTGTAGAGCATGGCGGCCCGGCTGATATAAACCAGATTGCTAACGCCTATATCAATTCAGGCAATCCCAAGTTCATGGAGTTTGGTATTAACTTGCGCCAGAAATTGGACGCTAGATCAGCGTTTGAACGCGCTATGAATTTGGGCAACGCCCCGCAGGGGGCAGCACCCGCAGCACCCGCGACCAATGCGTTGGCACCAACCATGCAAACTGGCGCGTTGGGTTCGGGTACGTTTGGTATGGCCCCCGAGCCGCGCACCAATCAACTTGCGCCCGCTCCTGCGGCTGCTGCCCCCGCTGCTCCCGCAGGGCGCGATATAAATGCGTTACGCGCTAGGCGTGATGCGTTGTTACTGGTAGATGATCCTCGCGCTGCGGCTGCTGTTCAGTCGCTAAATGCAGAAATTGCTTTGGCGTCTAAAGTAAACACCGCCGCGCCTGGCTCGGCTATTTTGGATTCTGCGGGCCGAGTAATTGGCAACATACCTGAAGCAACGCCTGCCGATGTTCGCACGATGCAAATGTTGGGTTATCCAAATACACAAGCGGGCTACGTAGCGTTTCGTGACGCGCAACGTCAGGATCGTATTTTGACCTCAGCCGAAGAAGCACAAAGAATACGAATTGCCAACGCCAGCCGCGCGCCTTTGCAACCCGTTGCACCCACAATCACAACGATTGAAGACCCAAACAAGCCAGGCAGTTTCTTGCAAGTTGATGCCCGCACGTATCAAGGCGGCGGCGCAGGGTCGCCCGGCGTAATCGGCGGGGCAAGACCGTCGGCTACTGCCGAAAAACTTACGCTGCAACGAACGCAAATGGGTAAAGACCTTGGTTTTGCAATCACACAGCTAGGCGACATTACAAAAGATGGCGGGTTGATTGACCAATCTACTGGTAGCGGTGCAGGTCGATTAGTTGACATTGGTGCAGGCTTTGTTGGCCAAGCAACAAAAGGCGCAATTGCAATTGGGAAGATCGCGCCGATTGCAGACTTAGTGTTGAAAATGGTTCCTCGGTTTGAAGGGCCACAATCAAACAAAGACACTCAGTCTTACAAAGAAGCTGCGGGTCAATTGGCTGACCCTACGCTTCCCACAGCAATCAGAAAAGAAGCGGGTAAAACTGTTCTTCGCATAATGACAGAGCGCAAAAACCAGTTTGTAACTACCGATATGGCTGCTGAAGGTGCTGGGCCTGCACAGATTGCACCGCCGGCTGGATTTGTCCCAGATCAAAGGTAAAACATGAGCTTGCAAACTGCAACCAACCCCACTACCGGCGAACGTGTTGTTTTGGTTGGCGACCAGTGGAAGCCGATCACACAGTCTGCCACCAATAAGGAAGGCGTAAAAGCGTACCTTGTAGACAACAAATGGCTCACCGATGATGCGCCTGCTGCTGCGCCGCCTTCTGAAATACCTGGCCCGCGTGCAGGCCCATCTGCGTATGGAGTTGCATCCGCAAGCCCCACTAAAAGAGCAATAGTTGCGCCTTTTGTTGGTTTTTACCGAGGCTTACAAGACATCACCGACACTGCGGCAATCGCGGCCACAGAAGCATTGGGCATTAAAGGCGCGCGCGATATATCGGCGCAACAGAAACAACAATACGAACAGAATTACGGCAATCTAATGGGTGGAGAAGTTGGCCGCATAGGTGGCCAAATAGTAGGCACGTTGCCGGTGGGTGGTGCAATCGCCGCGCCGATAAAAAAAGCGGCCCAGATGGCCCCGTCGTTGGCGAGATTTTTGACGCCGCTGGCTACGTCTATTGAAAGCGCCGGGTTCCAAACCGGCCTTAAACCGGGCGTGGCCAACGTAGCGACAAAAGGCGTAGGCGGCGCTGTGGTGGGCGGTGTGTCTGCTGCGGCAGTCAACCCAGAAGACACCGGCATGGGCGCGGCCATAGGCGCTGCCGTGCCTACGGTAGTGGCACCGTTGGTTGGTAAAGCGGTGAAATACGGGCGCAAAATTGCAGACCTAAAATCAGCCACATACTTGGACGCCGTTGAAGGTAAAGGCCAAGATATTGTCAACGCCTTGCGTGACAAGGGCGCCGTAATTGTTCCCGGCTCCGCACCAACTGCGGGTCAAGTGGCCGCGCCTGCTGGCGGGGCTAAATTTTCTGCTTTGCAACAAGAGCTGTCCGAGTTACCTGGCGTGGCAACTGAATACGCCGGGGCGGCTGCGCAGACAAACCAAGCCCGATTAGCGCAAGAAGCGCGTGCTCAACAACGGTTCCAAGATGTTGCAGGCAAACTGCAAGCAAAGATCGACCGTAATTTGGTGGATGTCAGTCCGTCTGAAATAGGCGATGCTTTGACCACTGCGGCCAACGTTGAAAGACAAGCTGTCAAAACTAAGGTAACTCAACCTGCGTACAAGGCCGCGTTTGACGCTGCGGGCGATGCCAAAATTGACGTCTCAAATGTCATCGCTGACGCCGAACGCATTTTGGATCGAAAGCTGTCGTCTTTTGCTACTGAAACCGCGCCTGACACGGTTCGCAAACTTCTTAGCTTTGTGCCTACTCCCCCGGCGCCAAAGCCTGTCGGTGGCGGGCTCATATCTAGCAAATTAAAAACGCCTGCGCCGCCAGCGTTGCCGCCACAGGCCACGCTACAAGACCTTGATGATGTGCGTAAAGCAATTAACGCTGATATTGCTGCGGCCAGCACCAGCAACGCGCCGATGGCGCCGACGACTCTGCGCAACTTGCGTCAACTGCACGCCGCTGTCGATGATGCAATTGGCAAAAGCACCACCTTGGCCGATGAGGCCAAGACGTTGTACGCCGACGCTGTGAATAAGTACCGCACTGAATACGCGCCCAGGTTCAAAGAAGGCGTCAACGCCAACTTGTTCAAACGCACCAGTTTGGGCGAAGACAAAATTCGGCCTGAAGATGTCATAAACCGCTATTTCACGCCCAACGGCGAGTCGGAAGCGCGGCAATTTACCCAGTTGTTTGGCAACAACCCAGACGCGCTAAAAATTGCACGGGCGGGTATTGAAGACGTCTACCGCAAAAAGGTTGCGCAAGGCGGCATGTCGCACGCTAACTTTATGCGGGATTACGGGCGCACGATTGACATCTACGATGCCGCTGGGATGAACTTGCGTCAGCGGTTTGATGTCATCAACAAAGATGCGCAGCGCTTGGCGCGCGTTGAAGACATGGCCAAAGCCAGCGGCAACAAGTTGGCCCCCGCTTTGCCTCCTGGGTCTAACGCCTTGGCGGTGGAAGCGCGCATTAGCGAGTTGACCAAAGGGTTAGACAACCGTCAATTGACCGCGATCAATTCAGTGCGCGACGACTTAGCCCGCGAAGCTGAGTTTGAGCGCTTGGCGTCCGCAGGCAGAAAGAGCGGCAAAGATGTAAGCCAGATAGCAACTCAAGCCGGTAAAGAAACCGGCGTGGTGCCTGCGCCGTCTATTCTGTCCATGCCCATCACCATCTACAACGCGGTGGTCAAACGACTGCTGGGCATTGTGGACGATAAGTTGGCCATGGAACTGGCGCGTGAAATGTTGAGCCCAGCAGTCACTGCGGAGTCCATCCAAAAAGCGATGTCCAGACAAGCTCAACAGCAAGCAACAAACCAACTGGCAAAGCAAATTGCGCCCCGCGCTGCTGCTGCCGCTGCGCAAATGCCTGCATCAGAAAACCGCAACGCACTGGCGCCATGATGGACTACCAAGTACTCTTCAACATCGCCGTGGCCATCGCCGGGTTCTTCGGCGGGTGGACGCTCAACCGCATCTACATCGCCATCGACCGGCTCGATAGCGACGTGCGCAGCATGCCCCACGACTACGTGAGCCGCGACGACTACAAGGCCGACATCCGCGAGATGCGCGACTTGTTGGGCAAAATTTTCGACAAGCTCGACAACAAGGCTGACAAGTGAGGTGGATCCCATCACGGCTTTTGCCCTGTGCAAAGGCGCCTACGAAGGCATAAAGGGGTGCATATCGGTCTATCAAGACCTGAAGAAGACGGGCAACGACCTGTCCAAGATCACCAGCGAGGTTGGCGGGGCGCTATCGAGCTTCTTCAAGGGCCACGCCGAACTGGAGGCCAGCCATGAGAAGGCGCAGGCCCAGCGCAACGAAGGAGTCAAAGACGACCTAGCCACACAAGCCATAGACAATGTCATGTATTTGCGCCAGACTAAGCAGTTCTACGCTGATCTTGAGAGAATGGTGCGCTGGGAGTTGGGCATGCCCGACCTCTGGAAAGACATTGTTGAAGAGTACCAGCGCCTGCTAGATCAAAAAGCTGAAGCAAACGCGCTGGAATTGCACAAAAAACGGGTGGCTGAATGGCGGCGACGAAGGTTAAAAAATCGGATATTGGACAGAACGCTGGAAACGGTGGTGGTAGCTTTCGTGGCCGCTTACCTGATCTGCCTGATGTGGTTGATAAGTCTCCATCATCGGGGTATCTCTTTGTTCTAGTCCTGTTTGCGTTTGTGTTCGTGTTGATGTTGCCGTTGGTCGGTATGATGCTGGTGGACACCATGGTCGTCAAACGCGAGGCCAAGGCCCAGATGGAAAAAGTGGAGAAACTGCGTAAGCAAGTTGAAGAGGAAAAGAAAAAAGATGATTGATCTCACCAAAGCCATTGGTGCTGTTGCCGCAAGCGTTGCCGCACTGGGCGGCAGCTACACGCTGGCCGACAAGTTTGGTTGGTTTGATAGGGCCATCCTTGAATGGTCACCAGAGCATTTCAAGATCGTAGCGGAGGCTGGGCAGCCGATCAACGTCACCGTTGCGCGGATCAAGAAGCGCGACGACTGCTCTGTTGAAAGTTTCACCCCAAGCATTCGGGACGCAAATGGTATGGTGCATGAGGCGACCACCACCGCAAGCAGGTTTAGCGGCCCAGCAGGCCCAGAGATCGACACGTTTACGTACCAACTCACCATGGTGAGAAAAGAAAAGATTGCTGAAGGCAAGGCAACTTTGCTGGCGACCATCAAATACAAATGCCCCGAGGGTGAGCGTGTTGTGCAGTACCCGCGCCATACCAATCTTAGTTTTGAATTGAAAGGTTAAAAATGCTAACCCTGTTCTCCAGCCTAATCAGCTTCCTGATGGGCGGCCTGCCCAAAATCCTTGAGCTATTCCAAGACCGCGCCGACAAGAAGCACGAATTGGCGCTTGCCGCCATGCAGACTGAGCGCGAACTGACATTGAAGAAAGCGGGCCTGGAAGCGCAAGAGCGCATCGAGCACATCCAGACTGAGCAGATTCAGATCAACGCAGAGGTCACCAACAACCAGACGGCCATGCAAGAGCGCCAGGCGCTCTACGCGCACGATATTGCGCTGGGTCAAGGGGCGGCTCAGTGGGTGACCAACATGCGCGCAGCGACCCGCTCAGTGATCACCTACGGCATGTTTGCCATGTTTATGTTTGTTGAGATTTTTGGTTTTTATTACGCCTGGCACACAGACGTCGCTTTTGATGTAGCGCTCAATCACCTGTGGGACGATGAGACCCAGATCATTTGGGCTTGCATTGTGAGCTTCTGGTTTGGCGGGCAGGCATTCAAAAAATGAACGTCAGCGCTGACGCGATCAAGATGATCCAGCACCATGAGGGCATCAGGTACAAGGCGTATCGGTGCCCAGCCCTGCTTTGGACAATAGGAGTCGGACATGTACTTTACCCAGATCAAGCAAAAATTCCAATGGATCAAAGAGGCGCTTACCCGCTTCGTTCAGAAGACAATCGCACGTTTTCAAAGGACGAAGTAGATGGAATTCTCAGAAGCGATCTCCAGCGCTTTGAGCGCGGTGTGGGCCAACTTATTCCTGTTGCCCTTACCCAAGGCCAATTCGATGCTTGCGTCAGCTTTGCTTTCAATGTTGGTCTGGGAACGCTACAGCGCAGCACCTTCCGTCAGAAGGTTATTCGCGGGGAAAAAGACGCGGCCATAGCGTCGCTGTTGCAATACTGCAAAGCCGGCGGCAAGGTGCTCAGAGGACTTGAGAACCGCCGCAAAAACGAAGCCGCGCTGTTCATGTCCTGAACATTTGTTTCTTTTTGAAGAAGTATCGGATCACCGCGTAGTCCACGCCAAAGCGCTTGGCAATTTCCTTCTTGGTGACGCCTTCGTTCCACAGCGTTATGGCCCTGGATTCGCTGATGGGTGTGGGCTTGCGCCCGCTGCCTGGCCTGGCGCCGCCTTTAGTCTTCATTGAGCGCTAACCAGACCATGATGCAGACGCCGCCAATGGCCAGCGCAATGCCAAGGAACCCAATCGCAAATATGGTGAGTATGGTTTCGATCACATGACCCCCCGCATTTCCCAACCCAACAAAAAGTAATTCCATCGGGTAGTCATGTTCTGATTGGTGAACTTCTCACCATCCCACACAAGTTCTGATTCAGCATAACCTTTGCCCGTCATGAGGGCTATGAATACTTTTCGTGCTTTCATGTGTTCTCCTTTTGTTATTGCGGTTTTTTATCTTCATCAAACGACATATCTGGTGGGTGCGGTATGTCATCGTGAACAATTACCCCAAACTCATCTGCAAGAAGTAGTTTTTTGCAAATTAAA